CACCTAATATTGGTGGGGTTTTTTCTTTACGCTACAATAAAACTAAATTACTTTAATAATCGTGGCAGCTACTATAGACGCAACAATAAAAGGAGAAAATGCCAATAGTTATGTCACATTGACAGAAGCTAATGATTATTTTGATACTTCTCCAGATTCTTCTACTTGGACAAATAAGACAGACGATCAAAAGAAAAGATCATTAATATCTGCTGCAAGATGGATTGATACTTTAGTTTTCTATGGAGATAGATGTGATGATGGACAGGCATTAAAGTTTCCAAGAAATAATTATCAGGTAGATGGTGTTGAACTAGCTTGTTCTAAGATCCCTAATGGTATTAAATATGCACAATATGAATTAGCTAGAGCATTGGCAAATGATACAGATGCAATTACGGGAACTACAGGTAAAGATGGTAATTTTGAAGAAGTAAAGCTAGGAGACATTCAAGTTAAATACAATACAGCAAGTCAAGGTACTGGTTCTGTAAATAATATTTTAGATGTTTACCCGTGGTTACAAAGTTATCTTGGAGCATATATGCTAGGTGGAGCAGGTAGTTTTCAAATGAGGGTAGTTAGAGGATAATGGCAGGACAGTTAGACTCAGCATTTAAGCAGATTGCAAAACAGGTTGTAGCTGATCTTGGATCTTCTTTTGATTCTTCTATTGTTTATACAAGAAAAGCATCGGGAAGTTACAACACAGCTACAGGTGCATATACTACAAGCGATACGACTTATAGCATTAAAGCTCCTGTTGAGTTTGTTATTTCTACTGAAGATGATGGTAGAGAAAGAAGAGAAGCGAAGGTTTATATTACTCCTGATTTGATAGGAGATAGTCAACCTGATTTTCAAGATGAAGTTACATTAACTTATGCTGGATCTACAAGAGTAGGTCAGATAGTTAATATAGATACAAGACAAGGTGGACAGACTTATCTGTTTACTTTATTAGTGAGGTTTTGATGGCTAAATCAAATAATATAGATAATATTGCTCCTGATTTAGAAAATCAATTAACAAAAGACTTAAATGCTTTTGTTAGAACTACTCTTGTCGGTTTATCGAGAGAGGAAGATCCTATTAGTCCTATTGATACTGGATTTTTTGCTTCAAGTTGGACAGTTGGTAGAACAAGACCTAGACCAAAAGATAAAAGAGAAGATTTTAACCCATGGAAAAATATAAAAGCTACAAGAAAAGGAAACAAATCTCCACAAGCAAAAGTTGAACCTAGATTTATAGATAAAATAAAATATAATTTTAAAATTTATGAAAAAATATATATTGGTAATACAGCTAAATATGCTGCTTATGCTTTAGCTTCTCCTCGTCAAAAAATTAATTTATTTATTCAAAGTGATCTTAAAAACACAATAAATCAAATATTTAAAGATAAAAAGTCAAAAGTTCTTCTTGGTTCTGAGTCGGCTCAAGGAGGTAAAGGTATTGGACAATTTGCTGATCCGAATAGAAGTTTTGTTGGTTATGAAAATGTTTCTGATATAGCTAATCAATGACTTTAGTAAACACCAGAGCAGCTTTTGAAAAAGCAGTAACAGATGCAGTTGCAGGAGTAGACGCTACTGTTGAAATGGTTTATGACAATATGGTATATAAAACACCAGGTAAGACTAAAAAATACATTATTATGTCTGTTGATTTTGGACAAGCAACGCAACAAACTCAAGGTGCTGCACAAGATTTTTATTCTGGTGTAATTAGATGTAATATATATGTTCCAAGAGGAAAAGGTACTTCTGTTTTATCTTCATTAGGAGAAGCTGTTATTGATGGGCTTACTTCTGTAAATGCTTCAAATTATACTGATACATTTAATTGTTCTCCAAGAGTCGCTGATATATCAGGCATTGTTCCTATTGATATAGATGACTCTTCACATTTCTTAGGCTTAATATCTTGTCAATTTAGTGCCAATGCCTAGTATAGTGTTAATAGCTATACATTAACATGACTAGAGCAGTTGACCTTTTAAAAAACAAGTTTGGAGTTTCTCAACTTTATAAACATGATGTAAAACAAGATGATGAGATTATTCTTAGCGTGTATTGGCATCCGTTAACTATTGCTGAAAGAGAATCAATACAGAAAAAAACTGGTACAGATGATACTAACGATTATGCTTTACAAATGATGATTGAGAAGGCATTAGATAAAGATGGTGCAAGACTTTTTCAAGATGGAGATAAGGCTTCATTAAGAAGAGAAATATCAGCATCAATTCTTGAAGAAATACAATTAGCAATGATTACAGTAGGTGCTGACAAGGAGGTAAAAGAGGCTAAAGCCGATTTAAAAAGCTAATAAAGATTGGCAGTTTATTTATTCTTTAGCGAAACAATTAAATAAAACTGTTGTTGAATTATGTGAAACTTTAACTATTGAAGAAATGTTAGGTTGGATTGCTTTTTTTGAAATTGAAAGTGAAGAATATAAAAAACAACAAGAACAAGCACAAAAAACTAATGCTTTAAGAGGCAAAAGAAGGTAATATAGAGAAAATGTTTTAATTTTTATAGCAAGTGGCTAATTATAATGTTGATATTGCTATTGCATTAAAAAATTCTAATAAGCTAACAAAACTTCGTAAGGAGTTAAAAGGAGCAACAGATAATATACGGGAGTTTAATAAAGAAGCAAGTAAGCAGAATAAAGTTGCTGTTTCTACATTTGGAAAACTTAATAAACAAATTTCAAGAGCAAGATCATTATTAGATAAAGCAGCCATTGGAACGAGCAGTTTTACAAGAGCAGCGAGGGCTGCTGTAGCTGTAGAAAAAGAAATGAATTTACAGCTAAGGCAAAAAGAAAAGTTGTTAGCAAAAATTAGGGCTGAATCGGTAACATCAGGTCAACAAACAGTTATAGATAGAACTGCTAGAGCCAGACAAGTACGTTCTGGATTTGCAGCATTTAGTAGTAATGCAAATCAAATTACACAATCAGCAAAGATCGAGGCAGTAAAAAATAAAGCTAGAGATAGACATTTAAAAAATATTGATAAAAAAGTTGCAAAAATAGCCACAATTCAAACTCAACAACAATCACAAAGAGCATTTGCTGGATTACCAGGTGGATTTGGAGTACCAGGTGGTCAGATAGGGCCAGCACTTCCAATGGGATTTAGAGTGCGACAGCAATTCAAACAAGGAGGAATGTTTGGTATGCCAGGTGGTGCGATGGGCAGGTTAAGAGGTGGTGCTGGTAGTGCAATGATTGGTGGAGGTTTTCCATTATTGTTTGGAGCTGGTGGATTAAGTTCTATCATGGGTGGTATAGCTGGTGGTATTGGAGGAGCACTCGCACCAGGTGGTGGTTTTGCTGCTTCTATTGCAGCTACTGCTGTTGCTGCACAAATAGAAAAAGTAAGAGCTTTTAGAAAAGAGGTAAGAACCTTAAATAAAGATATGTCAAGTATGGGTATCGAATCTGAATTTTCAAGAAAACAAATAAAAGATTTAGCAAAAGAATTTGATATTACGAACCAAGAGGCAGTTAAATTAGCAGCACAGTTTAAAACTTTTGGACCAGATCAAGCAGGAACATTATTATCAGCTTTTGGTTCTAGGGAAGTTTTTGATTCTTTATCAGGTCTTAGAGATACAGAATCAGTTTTAGGTAAAATACAACAATTACGAGACAATATAAGTGAAACTACTAGACAAGATTTATTACAAACTTTAGCTACAGAAGGTCCGTTAAAAGCACAAGTAAAACTACAAGAAGAAATTTATAAAATAAGAAGAAAAGCAGCAGTTGATAAAAAAATTGAAGAATTTGATTTTGGTTTTAAAAATACTAGAGGTAAGTATAAACAAGCCTATGACACAATTGAAGAAAGAGAAGCAAGGATAACAAAACAAAGATTAATTTTTAATAATGAGTATGATGAGACAAATAAAAAAGCTAACCAATTTTTAGAGACTCAGATAAAAATAAACGAGCAGATGCAATTTTTAGCAGAATTTAATGCTCCATACGATCAAATAAGAGAATTAATGAATCCAATGAGAAGTGTTATAGATTTAAGTCGAGAAATTAAAACAGGATTTGAAGATTCTTTCAAAGGAATTATTAAAGGAACAATGAGTGTATCTGATGCCTTCAGAAGTATGCTAAATAGAATTGCTGATTACTTTCTTGATACTGCTGCACAACTTGTTGCTTTATCAATTCAAAAAGGATTTTTAGGTTTATTTAGTAGTATGTTTAGTTTTAGTGGAACTGATACTTTTGCAGGTTTAGATCGAGGACCAGCTAATCCAAATACCATTACAATGGATAGTTTTAGAGCAAATGGTGGCTCAGTAAAAGGTGGTAGAAGTTATATTGTCGGAGAACGTGGTCCAGAAATGTTTACACCTGGAGTTTCTGGAATGGTCACTCCAAATGAAATGCTTGGCGGTTCAACAAATATAGTTGTAAACGTAGATGCTTCTGGCTCTTCTGTTGAAGGGGATGAGCAACAAGGCAGACAACTTGGTGAATTAATTTCTGCTGCTATACAATCTGAATTAATTAATCAAAAACGACCTGGAGGTTTATTAAGCTAATGGCTACTTTTCCCTCAATCAGTCCTACTTATCAAGCTCGTAAAACTACAACACCAAAAATAAATGTTACTCAATTTAATGATGGCTACCAACATAGAATTGCATTTGGATTAAATACAATTCCTTATGTTTGGTCACTTAATTTTGATGTAAGTGAAGCAGATTCTGATGTTATAGAGG